GATGATAGCTCTGAGCGGCATGCGGGTGGTGACCACACCCTTACATACCTCCGATCGGCAAGGCCCTCACGCGAAACAACTCAGCGCCGTTACCCGATACCTCTAGGGCAGCTCCTTTCAGGGCGATGTTAACGGGTATGGCGGGGGTCAACTCCGGTTTCTGCCAGTGGCGAAGCAGTTCGGGGAAGTCACGGAATGGCCTTTGGGCGTGAGTGACACATAGATGCATCAGACGAGAGGAGAGAGTGGCGTAGCTTTGCAGGCGGTTGATAAATGGATCTACAGCCTGAACGTGGGGCGCGATGAGCTTCTGCTCAGTCTGATTCATGGCCAGCATGTCAAGGTCCAACTCGATCTGAGTCGCGATTAGACCGCAGATGAGACCCAGCCACTCGATGGGATAGGTGTCGGGTAGTTCAGAAGGCGCCAGAGCGGCAGCGGTGTCACGTCGCACGGTTCCCCGGACATCATAACCATAATTAGTGATGACATTACCAAGCTGGTCTGCCTTCAGCAAGTCACGAGCGGCACCGGGGTTGACGGCAATAGACGCGCCAGTTCCATCAACGACGACGTGAATTAAAAGAACTTTGGTAGTGAATGCCAGTGCCATAGCGGTAGGAGCAGGAGCAATCTCGTGGATATCGTCACAGTCGAGACCAGCGCAGACCATGGCTACGCGAGAGGCGAGCGTTAGAGGAGTGACCCGGTCGACGTTCGGGGGCAACACGCGTGCAGCATGGGCGGGAACGGCAGCGGCAACGGCATCACGCAGCGCTTGGTCAACGGGCATCTGGGCGAGATGAGCAGTGGGGAGTTCCAAGCCGGTGGAGGTGGCGACGCGGAGTGGGACAGTGTTAGTAGCGGTGTGGGCGGGCTTGACGTAGCCGGGTTGGCGCATGTTCTTGACGTTGGCGATGGGGTTCAAGTTTCGAGCTGCGGCAGACATACCAGTCGCGGAGTACACGGAAGACACGAGATCACGCCCGGACGTGTCCTGTCTGATGGTGATTGTCAGGGAAGGAAAAGTTTCGAGGAGGCGGAGAGTTCGATCTGTGCGCTCGGCATTGATCAGAGTAGCGGTGCCTGTGTGTGCCATGATGGTTGTCAATCGGTAAGCTCAAAATAAC